GGAATGACAATCGGCCTGATTGACGTGGACGGGCACAACTGGCCTAATCTCGCCTTAATGAAACTGTCCGCCTGGCACAAGGCGCAGGGCGACACGGTGGAATGGTGGTGGGGATTCGGGCAGTACGATCGTGTGTATATGAGCAAGGTATTTGACGAGACGTATTCCCCGGACATCCCGGAACCGCTGAACACCCGCGAGATTATCAAGGGCGGGACGGGGTACGGTCTGGACAACCGACTGCCGGATGAAGTCGAGCATATTTGCCCGGACTATTTTATTTACCCGGAGCTTACCAAAGAAACCGCCTACGGATTCCTGACACGGGGATGCCCGCGCGGATGTTCCTTCTGCATTGTCGCTTCCAAAGAGGGGCGGGCGTCGGTAAAGGTCGCGGACCTGTCGGAGTGGTGGAGGGGGCAGAAGAACATCAAATTACTGGACCCCAACCTGCTGGCTTGCCCGGAACACATGGACCTGCTGGGGCAGCTTGCGGACAGCGGCGCGTGGGTAGACTTTACGCAAGGACTGGACGCCCGCCTGCTGACGGAGGAGAACATCAAAGCAATAGGCAAAATCAAGCTGAAAGAGATTCATTTCGCCTGGGACTACATGGCAGAGAGCAATACGGTGGTGCGGGGCCTGCGGCGGTATGCAACCTACGGGAAGAAAAACCGGCACGGGAAGTTTGGGTCGGTCTATGTCCTGACTAACTACGACACCAGCATGGAGGAAAACCTATACCGTATCTACACCCTGCGCGATATGGGTTTTGACCCATATGTGATGGTCTACAACAAACCCAACGCGTCTAGGGAAATTCGCCTGCTCCAGAGATGGTGCAACAACCGCCTGATTTTCCGGGCAGAGCCGGATTTTTACAAGTATGACCCGAAGAGGGGGTAAGGAGTGTGGACTATACTCTAATGAAACAGAGCGGTTTCCCGAAAAGATTACGCTATTTGCGTGACTGGCACCGGATGAAGCGCAAAACACTGGGAGAGTGTTGTGGTATGAGCAAGGATATGATTGGGAAATATGAACGTGGGGAACGAGAGCCTTCTGTTAAAAATCTTATTCGTCTTGCGGATTTTTTTAACGTGTCGACAGACTATCTCCTTGGGCGTGAAAAAATTTTTTAAGCTGCCCACCAGGAGGGGGAAAATTGCCTCAAACCTGTGTTATGATAAGACTACGGAGGTTCCTCCTGCCTCCGCATTCTTCCTTTTACGCCTTGCCTGGGTTGACGGGGGCGGCATTGCCGTCCCCGTACAGGCCCAATATTACACAAAATTTTCTTTGAGAGGTGGGGATATGGCATTAACACCGAAACAGGAACGATTTGTACAGGAATATTTGGTGGACCTCAATGCCACCGCCGCTGCACGCCGGGCTGGGTATAGTGAAAAGAGTGCGTCCAGGATAGCGATTGAACTACTCAATAAAACTCACGTTTCTGCGGCCATTCAAGCACGCCGGGACAAGCTGAGGGGAAAGCTGGAAATCACCCAGGAGGCGGTGTTGCAGGAGCTGGCGTCCATCGCTTTTGCCAACGGAACGGATTTTGTAACGGTCACCGGGGCCGGGCTCCTTTGCGTAAAGGCCACCAGTGAGGTGCCAAAGAACAAGCTCCCTGCCATTGCCGGTATCAAGTACAGCCAACTGGGCATTGAGATAAAGCTGCATGACAAGGTGAGGGCCCTGGAGCTGCTGGGCAAACACCTGGGCGTGTTCGCCACCGGCGGCAGCGCTGCCGCCGCTGAGGAAAACAACATCTTTGAGGTCATCGAACAGAGCACACGGGAGGAAATTGACACAAATGACATTCCAGAAATTGAGCCCCCGGCAGAACCTGGCGATGACGTGGTGGAATAGGCCAGGCTTTCGGGACTATGACGGCATCATCTGTGATGGCTCCATCCGCTCCGGCAAGACGGTGGCCATGACCGTGGGCTTTGTCATGTGGGCCATGGCCCGCTTTAATGACCAAAACTTTGCAATCTGCGGCAAGACCATTGAGAGCTTGCGCCGCAATGTCACCTCCAACCTGCCCAAGTGGCTGGCGGGGGTGTTTTCGTTCAAAGAGCACCGCACAGAAAACAAAATCGTGGTGACCGCCGCCGGGCGGAGCAATTCCTTTTACCTTTTCGGCGGCAAGGACGAAAGCAGCGCCTCCCTCATCCAGGGCATCACCCTGGCGGGCATCCTGCTGGATGAGGTGGCCCTGATGCCGGAGAGCTTTGTCAATCAGGCCACGGGCCGGTGCTCTGTGGCGGGGTCAAAGCTGTGGTTTAACTGCAACCCGGAGGGCCCGTCCCATTGGTTTTACAAGAAATGGCTGGAGGGTGACCAGCCTAAAAAGCACAACGTCCTCCACCTGCATTTCACTATGGAGGACAATTACAGCCTGACCCAGGAAATTAAAGACCGCTATGAGCGGCAATATTCCGGGGTGTTTTATGACCGCTACATCCGGGGCCTGTGGGTGGTGGCGGAGGGCCTGGTCTATACCATGTTCAACAAGGACTTTCATGTGGTGCCGGAGGTCCCCCGGCCTTATGACAAGTATTACATCTCCTGTGACTACGGCACCGCCAACCCCACCAGCATGGGCCTCTGGGGCCGTGCAAACGGCAAGTGGTACAGAATACGGGAGTATTACTACGACAGCCGGAAAGAGGGCGGCCAGCGCACCGATGAGGAGTATTACGTGGAGCTGGAGGCGCTGGCCGGGGGCCTGTCCATCACCAGCGTCATTGTGGACCCATCCGCCGCCTCTTTCATTGAGTGCATCCGGCGGCACGGGCGGTTTTTTGTTGAAAAGGCCGCCAATGCGGTCATGGCGGGCATCCGTGATGTGGCCACACGGCTCCAATGCGGGGACGTGTTTTTTAATGCCTGCTGTGCGGACTGCATCCGTGAGTTTGGGCTTTATCGGTGGGACGAAAAGGCCATAGATGACCGGCCCATCAAAGAAAATGACCACAGCATGGACGATGTGCGCTATTTCATCCACAAGGTCTATGCCCCGTCCCTATTGAGCTTTTGAGTGAGGTGTTTTTCGTGCGTGTCTCCGTGCTGGGCGTCCAGTACGCTCTTGAATATCGGACAAAGGCCCAGGACCCGGACCTTGATGACTGTGACGGCTACTGTGACACCAGCGTCAAGCGCTGCGTGGTCCGCAAGTATACGGCGGCAGAGCGCCGGGAGCCGGGCACAAAGAAAGACCTGGACGCCTATATGCGCAAGTGCATGAGGCATGAGCTGACCCATGCTTTTCTCTATGAGAGCGGCCTGAGTGTAAACGGCCTTGGCGTGGACTGCTGGCCCACCTGTGAGGAGCTGGTGGACTGGATGGCTATTCAAGGCCCGAAACTTTATGACGCCTGGAAACGGGCGGGATGTCTGTGAGGTGATTGACGTGGTGGTGCTGAATTTGCGGGATGACTGCGTGGCCAGGACGGCCACAAATTTCCGGCGTGGTATGACGGACAAGCGCTTTTTGGAGCTGGAAATCACGGCCTGGCTGGCCTCCCCTGAGCGCAAGCGGCAGCTCACCGCTGAGGTCTACTATGACGGCCAGCAGGACGTGCTCAAGCGGCGGCGTATGGCCTTGGACGATGACGGCAAGCTCATGGAGCTCACCCACCTGCCCAATAACCGCCTGGTGAATAATCTGTATTCCAAGATGGTGGACCAAAAGACCAATTACTCTTTTGGCCGCCCTTTTTCGTTTGATACAGAGCGCAAGGACTATGCGGCGGCCCTGGCCACGGTGCTGGGGGCCCGTTTTCGCCGGACGATGCGGACGGTGGGGGAGGGTGCCTGGATAGGCGGCAAGGCGTGGCTCTATCCCTACTATGAGGGCGGAGAGCTGGCCTTTAAGCGTTTCCCGGCGGATGAGGTCCTGCCTTTTTGGGCGGATGCGGACCACACCGTCCTGGACGCCGCCGTCCACGTCTACGTGGTGCAGGAGTACGATGAGAGCGAACAGACCAAGGCCGTGGTCAAGGTTGAGGTCATGCACGGCGGGGGCGTGGATTGCTTTATCCGCCGGGATGACGGCACCCTGGAGCCTGACCCGGACGGGCACTCCGGCGATTACATCACGGCGGAGGACCCGGACACCGGCAAGGAGCAGGGGTACAACTGGGACCGCATCCCCTTGGTGTGCTTTAAGAGCTCCCACCATGAAATCCCCCTCTTGTCCAGGGTGAAGTGCCTGCAAGACGCCTATAATGACATCCTCTCCACCTTTGCCAATCAGATGGAGGAGGACGTGCACAACACCGTCCTGGTCATCAAAAACGCTGAGGGTGAGGACCTGGGCAAATTCCGCCGCAACCTGGCCATCTATGGGGCCGTCAAGGTCCGCTCCTATGAGGGCAGCGAGGGCGGGGTGGACACGCTGACCATTGAGGTCAACTCCGAAAATTACAAGGCTCTGCTGGCCCTGCTGAAAGACGCCATCATTGAGAACGCCAGGGGCTATGACGCCAAGGATGAGCGTATGAGCGGGAACCCCAATCAAATGAACATCCAAAGTATGTACTCTGACATTGACCTGGACGCCAACGGGATTGAAATGGAATTTCAGGCCAGCATGGAGGAGCTGCTTTGGTTTGTCAACCGGCACCTGGTCAACACCAGCAAGGCCAATTTTGACGGCGTGGAGGTCAAGGTCATCTTTGACCGGGATGTGCTCATCAATGAAAGTGAGGCCATCACCAACTGCAAGAACTCCGTGGGCATCCTCTCCGATGAAACCATCGTGAAGATGCACCCCTGGGTGTCTGACCCGGAGCAGGAGCTTGAGCGCATCAAAAAGGAAAAGGAGGAGGCCGCCGCTGACCCCTACCAGGCCGCCTTTATGGCCAACCGGCAGAATGGCGGCACACCCGGCCAGGGGACCCCGCCCGTAAAGGACGGTGAGGACGATGGCCAGACAGAGTAACGCCGCCTACTGGGCCCAGCGTATGAAAAACATGGAGGGTGCCCTGCTGGACCAATCCTTTGCCTACGTTGAGAACATGGAGCGGCAATTTGCGGCCGCCCAAACGGAGGTTGAAAAGCAACTTGCCGCCTGGTATCAGCGTTTTGCCGTCAACAATGAAATCACCTTTGCGGACGCCAAGCGCCTGCTGAGTAGTGATGAGCTGGCGGAGTTTCACTGGACGGTGGGAGAGTACATTGCCCACGGTCAGCAAAACGCTCTTGACGGAGCCTGGATAAAGCAGCTTGAGAACGCCAGCGCAAGGGTACACGTTTCCCGGCTGGAGGCGCTAAAGCTCCAAATCCAGCAGCAGGCGGAGCTTTTGTACGCCAATCAACTGGACTTTGTAGACGCCGCCGCCCGGCGCATTTATGAGGGCAGCTACTACGGCACCGCTTTTGAGCTCCAACGGGGCCTGGGCGTGGGCTGGACCATGCAGGCGCTCAATGAGAGTACCGTCACAAAGGTCCTCTCCCGGCCCTGGACAACGGACGGGCAGACATTCCGGGACCGCTGCTGGACTGACAAGCGGAGCCTGGTCAACAGCGTCAACACTCAGCTCACCCAGATGATTATACGGGGTGAGGCTCCTGACCGGGCCATTGCCGCTATAAGCAAGCAGTTTGACGTGTCCAAGAACAAAGCGGGCCGCCTCATCATGACGGAGAGCGCCTACTTTTCCAGCGCCGCTCAAAAGGACTGTTACGGGGAGCTTGGAGTGGAGCGCTACAAAATCGTGGCGTCCTTTGACCATGACACCTGTGAGCTGTGCGGGGCGCTGGATGGCAAGGTGTTCAAAATGTCTGAGTATCAGGTGGGCCTTACGGCTCCCCCGTTCCATCCGTGGTGCCGGTGCTGTACGGCCCCTTATTTTGAGGACATGGCGGGCATTGGTGAACGGTGGACCCGCAACCCGGACGGCACCACGCACAAAGTCCCTGCGGACATGACCTTTGCGGACTGGCGGCAGCAGTTTGTCCAACAAGGGCAGGGATTGACAGACGCCGCAAAACAAGGTAAAATAAATCCGTGGGGCTTTAACGACATACAAGGTGACCATACAATAGCTGATGACATAGGAACCGCACAGAGCCCAACTTGTAACCCTAATTTTGCAAAAGGCGGGGACTATACCTATAACTGCGGCTATTGTAGTGCAACCTACGAAATGCGCCGGAGAGGCTTTGACGTTGAGGCCCAACCCTTGCACGGTTTACTTGTGAGCGATTGGAAAAATCTATTTACAGGCGGAAAAGCGTACCCGTTTATGAAAGAAAAAAGGGTGCCTATTGTTGAAACGCTTACAAAGCAAATAAAAGGGCTACACCCGGATGGTGCAAGAGGCTCAGTCTTCGTGCAATGGAAAGGCTCAACCTGGGGACACTTCTTTTCCTGGGAGCGGCAAGGTGAAACCGTGCTTTTTATTGACCCGCAATGTGGCGGGATTGACGTGGCTGAGTATTTCAAGAGAGTAAAGCCGGAAAGCATTATCCATATGAGATGGGATAATCTTGAGCCGTCTGATGCAATCAAGAACGCTTGCATAAACAAGGGGTGAAAACATGGACGCCAAAAAAGCCTATGCCGTTATCAAGCAGAGAAACAGCGGAAAAAAGTGCATAGAGTGTAAAGACTACGGGGACTTTTTTGGCTTTGTCTTTGTCCCCCAAGACCTGCCGGATGGTGAGGCGGCGCAATTTCTACATTTAGCCCATTTATGAATTTTGCTTTGTTTGACAGAGCAAAAACGGTGGACTTGTCCGCCTTGATATGAGTGCATAGGCCTCTAATTTGAATAATCCCGATTTGTTGATTAAAGCATCGTGCTGAAAATGCACGGTGCTTTTTTCATACCCTACCGCTGGCCCGGCGGACTAAAAGCGGGGCGCTGCAATACCGGGACTGGCCGGATAAACAAGGACAGCAGACAACACAAGGAGGTAAAGCATTATGTTGGAATGGCTCAAGACTATCCTGGGGGACAAGTACACCCCCGAAATTGACACAGCGGTGTCTCAGGAAATCGGCAAGGGCTTTGTTTCCCGCACCGACTTCAACACCACCAGCGGCAAGCTCAAGGAGGCGGAGGCCCAGGTCACCCAGCTCACGGAGAGCGTCAAGACCCGTGACACTCAGCTTGAGGAGCTGAAGAAGTCCGCCGGGGCCAGTGAGGAGCTGCAAAAGCAGATTGAAACCCTGACCCAGCAGAACAAGGACCAAAAGGCCGCCTATGACAAGGAGCTGGCCACCGTCAAGCTCATGGCCGCCGTGGATGCGGAGCTCACCGCTGCCGGGGCTAAGAATGTCACCGCTGTCCGGGCCGTGCTGGCGGACTTCCTCAAGGACGCCAAAATTGTGGACGGCAAGGTCACCTCCAAGGACAGCACTGGCACCGTGACCCTGGCGGCCAAGGTGGAGGCGCTGAAAAAGGACGCCTCCACGGACTTCCTCTTTGGGGCGGCCCCCAAGTACAACGGCTGGAAACCCGGAGAGGGCGGGGACGGCGGTGGAAAGCCCGCCGGGGGCAAAAAGCCCTCTGAGATGTCCTATTCTGAGCTGGCGGACTATCTGGCGGCCAACCCGGACGCCAAGCTGGATGAGTGAGGTGAGAAAGCATGGAAAAGATTGTAAAGCCCATCAAGGCCATCTCCTTTGAGGCGGCCTTGCGCAACCTGGCCAGCCGTTTGACCGGCACGCCGGTGGCGGAGCTGCCCCGGACCCAGGAGGCCATTGTGCAGTACATGGCTGAAAACGTGCCCACCCCCGCCACCGGCGGCGTCAACGTGGATGAGCTGGCGGAGGCCGTCACCCAGGAGGTCATGGCCCGTCTCAAGCTGGATGAGCTGGGTGAGGCGGTCACCAAAGAGGTCCTTGCCCGCATCACGGAAAGCATGGGAGCCAATCTGGCGGTCACGGAGCCCCCTGCGGCGGCCCAGGACGGCGTTGAGGGCGCTGGGGGTACATCTACCCCTCCCGCCGCTGAAACGCCCCAGGAGGCCCCCAAGACGCCCGCAAAGGCCGCTCCCAAAACCGGGGGCGGACGCAAGCCCAAGGCGAAAGCCGAAACATAACAGAAAGGATGATTGATGTATGCCTAACAAGTTTGACGCAAAGAGCTTTAACCCCCAGGCCTTTAAGTACAAGGCTGACCGCATCCCCCGCACCCGGATGAACGAGATGCGCAAGAGCCGGGTGCTGACCGGCAACCCGGACATCCGGGCCGTGTTCACCACTCAGGACGGCACCGCCTACGCCCGGCTGGCCATGCGGGGCCTGCTGGATGGGGACGCCGTGAACTATGACGGCCAGACCGACATCACAGCCACCAGCACCAAGACCTTTGAGCAGGGCGTTGTGGTGGTGGGCCGGGCCAAGGCGTGGGTGGAAAAGGATTTTTCCTACGACATCACCGGCGGCCAGGACTTCATGGACAACGTGGCCAAGCAGGTGGCGGATTACTGGCAGGACATTGACCAGGACACCCTCCTGGCCATCCTCCGGGGCGTGTTCGCCATGACCAGCACCAAGGGCGCTGAGTTTGTGAAAAAGCACACCTATGAGGTGGACGGCCCCATGGAGGCCACCACCCTCAACAGTGCCACCGCCCAGGCCTGCGGGGACCACAAGAAAAAGTTTTCCATGATTTTCATGCACTCCGTTGTGTCCACCAATCTGGAAAACCTCAACCTCCTCACCGCCCTCAAGTACACGGACAAGGAGGGCGTGACCCGTGACCTGACCCTCTACACCTGGAACGGCAAGCTGGTCATCGTGGATGACGGGATGCCCACCGAGCAGGCGGAGGACGGCTCCACCGTTTACACCAGCTATGTGCTGGGTGAGGGCACCATCAACTATGAGGACATCGGTGCCAAGGTGCCCTATGAGATGGCCCGTGACCCCAAGACCAACGGCGGCCAGGATACGCTTTACACCCGGCAGCGCAAGGTCTTTGCCCCCTTTGGCCTCTCCTACGAAAAGGCCAAGCAGGCCAGCCTCTCCCCCACGGATGATGAGCTGGCGGACGGGACCAACTGGGACCTGGTGCACTCCGGCGAGGCTACGGAGGCGGAGCGGTCCTACGTCAACGATAAGGTCATTGCCATCGCCCGCATCAAGTCCAAGGGGTAAGCCGTGGACGTGTATGAGGCTGTGGTGTCCCGGCTGGCCATGCTGGGGTATCAGGTCACCGAACAGGACAAGCCCGCCATCGACTACCTGACCAGCAAGTGCCGGGTGGCGCTCCTGGCCAGCATCCACCACAAGGACGTGCCGGACGGCCTCATCTACACGCTGGTGGACATGGTGGCGGGCTCATTCCTGCAAGACAAGCTGAACGCCGGGGGGCTGGAAATTGAGGGCCTGGACTTTTCCACCGCCGTTAAGAGCATCACGGAGGGGGACGTGTCCGCCACCTTTGCCGGGGCCAGTGACGGCGTTTCCAGCCCGGAGGGGCGCTTTTTGGCCACCCTGGACGGCATGGTCCACCCCCCGGAGAAAATCCTGGGGGCGTTTAGGAGGTTGAGATGGTGAAGAACCTGACCGCCTACAAAAAGGCCGTGCAAAGCCTTTGGACCGGCAAGGCCACCGTCACCGTGCGGGAGGGTGTGCTGAATGAGGCCAATGGCCGCACGGAGCCCGTTGAGCGGGTGCTTGTGGAGGGGGCGGCCTGCCGCATCTCCCACAAGACTGTCACCGCCACGGAGCCCTCTGAGGAGGCCGCCAAGGTGGTCCAATCCGTTACGCTCTACATTGACCCCTCCGTGGACATCCCGGAGGGGTCAAAAATCACCGTGACCCAGAACAAGGTCACCCGTGACTATGAGCGGAGCGGCACCCCGGCGGTCTACACCGTCCACCAGGAGGTGCCGCTTGAGCTGTGGGAGGGGTGGGCCTAATGGCCAAATGGGGTAACTGCGATTATAAGCAGCTCCAAAAGCTCCGGGAAAACCTGGAACGGCTCCAAAGCGCTGACCTTGACAAATTCTGTCTGGACGTGTCCAAGGAGCTGGCGGCCCGCCTGCTGGCCCTGGTGATACCCCGGACCCCCGTGGGCAATTACAAGGTGGAGGTCGAGGTGACCGCTAAACGTGACAGCAAGCGCCACAAAAAGGGCGATGTCTATACCAAGCGCATCAACCCCACCGGCAAAATGGGCGGCACCCTGCGCCGGGGCTGGACGGCCCGGACGGAGCAGGATGCCGCCAGCGGCTCCGGGGCGGGGGACGCCAAGGCTTACGCTCAGAGCCTCCCTGTTGCCAAACAGGGCAGCAATTTCACGGTGGAGGTCATCAACCCGGTCCACTATGCCAGCTATGTGGAGTTTGGCCACCGGCAAGAGGTGGGGCGCTATGTCCCGGCTATCGGCAAGACGCTCAAGCAGGGCTGGGTCCAAGGCAAGTATTTCCTCACCCTGTCGGAGCAGGACCTGAGAAAGAAAGCACCGGCGGTCATTGAGCAAGAACTGGAAAAACTCTTGCGGGAGGTGTTCCGTGTCTGAAATCAGTTTTAACAGCATTTTTGACGGCGTGAGCCTTGCGGTCCACGCCGCTTTTCCTGCCCCCGTGCAGGTCCACGGCGGTGAGGTCAAGCAGGGCCTCAAGCCCGGTGACTTTAATGTCCCGTTGCCCGCCGCCAGCCATG